CTTGGGCCTTGGCCTCGCCATATTCCCAAGGGCCTTCAACGCGAGAGTCCTCTTTGGAGCAGTACGCCTTGGCTTGCTTCGCGGTACCTCGTCTAGCTTCAAAGTGGCCATTTTCTAGACCTTCACACTCATCTTTGATTTGGGTGAAGGACTTTTTGGTAGTGAGTTCCATATAGCATTGAAAGTGCTCACGGCCAGTCTCTGGGCAAATCTCAAGCTGGTAAACAAAGTAGTTCACGTAGGAGGGCCAGGTGGAGGGGTCAAGGAGCCTGAGAGGCTCCCCTGGGTCTGAAAACACTGTAATCATGTAGTTACGCTGATAAGCCATGAAAACAGACCGTCAAAAGGAAATTCCAGAAGTTGATTTCCAAAAGTGGAGGTAATACTGTACTCCACTTTTGGGCTAGAAAAAAATTCCAGGGCGTTGGGAAATCTAAAAATAGATTTTTAAGATAATTTCATTTTATACAATGGATAACGGGGTTCCTATGTCCCAGATGTATGCTGACGAAGAAGACCTTGTGTCTTCAGAGGAAAGTAAGGGGCTCAAGGCCCTCATGAGAGCTCATGCCACCGCGGGAAAGAGACCCAGAACGTTTCGCGAACCGTCGCCTGAAGAGGTTGAACAGGATCAACCAGACTTGCCTGCATACTTTGCTCAATGGGAGATGCCAGATAAGCACATCATCCTGATGTGCAGAAGCTACGCGTCTTACTTGGCGGCGAAAGCTCATGGTGAAAGAAAATAAATTAGATCGTTCAAACGGGTCTTTTCTTTTTTTTTCTAAAAAAACCTCCCCCCCCCTACCCCTAACCCGAAACCCTATCGCCAGCACTAGGTCACGTCGCACGCTCGCAAGCTCGCTGGCTCCTTAGACCTAGGGCGGCTCTGCGTGGGCGTGCAGAGCCTAGCAGATTGAGGAACAAAAAAAAAACAAAAAAAAAACAAAAAAAAAATATACGAAAAACAACTCAGGCTCCTCAGGTGTGACTGACCGGTCGCTGCCCTGTCCAACTTCACGTCAACTTTCCTAGGATTGCATTTTCCACATGCTTGGTCGTTTGGGAGTCGATACAACGGGGTCCTAAACTTTTTGCCAATAATTATTTTTCATATGTTTGACGAGATATAAAAATTTTCGGGTTTTTTATGAATTTTGCCTATCTTTTTGTCACATTAAACATCCTTAAAACGGGTTCTAAAACCTGCTGCCAGCGTGCTGGCGGTGGTTCCAGCTGCGTTAGAGCCAACAGTGACGAGGTAGAGGGCCCCTTCCTCAATGTCACCAATAGCACCAGTGCCTGCGGCAGCAAATTGAATGGGGAGGTCGCGGAGGGGGACAAAGTGATCGAAATCAACGGCTTCAAGCCCAGTAGCAGGAGTTGCAGAATTTCCAACGTTCATCACGTCAAAGCGGCGAATAACTACGAAGCGATCAGAGCCAGCATCGTTGTTGAAGGAGCGTGAAGAAGCGGAGACGAGAATGTCTGTTATAGCAGGAAGAGCTTCGCGGGGTTTCTTATCGTAAACAATAAGAATAGCGGCATCAGAAAAGGTCGTGGTGGAACCAGACACTACTGAGCCATGCATCTGAATTGACACGTACTTGGCCTTCTTGCCGACTCTCTGATTAACAGAGACGCCTTGCGCAATGGTTGCAAGAAGAGTAATGGTGCCAGTGGTGTCACAGGCATACGTTGTAAGCGAAAGATCGACAAATCCATTCTCCTTCGGTTGCCTGACACGGGTCTGACGTGCAACAGTGCGGATTCCCGCACGTTGGCTACTCACGCGTGCCTTTCCGGCAAGCATGCGTCCCTGAGTTCCATACTTGAGACCCTTAGATTGTTTTACTGCGTGGCGACCACTCATCGAAAAAATATTTATTGGATTGAGTCGAATTTGATACGCATAGCGTACTCAAACAAAACGAAGTTTGTATCAGGTGCAGCAGATACGGTGCACATGTAGAGGGCGCCCTTCTGTATGTCAGAAAGCCCTCCATGGCCGAGATCTGCAAAGATCATGGGTAAATGTTGAAGGTCAACATATTCATCGAATAAACGAAAGGATCCCTTCGTTACATCAAGCGCGGTTCTGCCAATAAGTTGAAAGTTCCAACGAGCTACATGAAGGAAGCGATCCTGCACTTGCTCGAGCTCCTGGACCCAAAGACCCGTATGGCCCGAAAGATAAGTTTCCTTGGCGAAAATGTCCTGAAAAGCGGGAATAGTCGGGCCTGGTTTTCTGTCGTAAACCAACATGAGACAGACTGAAACAGTTTGAAAAGCAAGAGGAGCATCCCAACGACCCAGGAGACGAAGCGAGCGTAGAGCGGCAACCTTGCCGATTCTCGCATTCTCCCCCGTCCCTTGTGGGAAAGGACCCAGAAGAGTGACCTCGCCAGCCGCCCAAACAGCGATTGCAGTGAGGGGCATGTCAACATAGCGGTTGGCAGGAGGAGTACGCGGAGGCGCACGGCGCCTCCGATAGCGAGTAGTGGGACGAGGATGGGTGGAAGTGGCAGCAGTGACAGGGAGCTTTCTCTGATTAACAGGGTTCAAAGTAATGGTGCCATCACGCTTAAGGAAGCTCATAAAACAATTACGAATTTTTATTATTCAGCTTGGCCAAATTGAGCTTCGAGATGAACAGCAGGACGAACGCGACGGTGTACAACACCTGTGCGGATGATACGACCATACTCTTGAAGGCGTCTATGGAGTGGGCTTTCAGCCCAACTCATTTGGTGAGTGGTAACGTTGTCGTACCAATCCTCAGGTTCTTGGTTGGAAGTCATAACGATACGCCGGGAGACAAACTCATGAGTTGCTCCTTTGCACTCAACAGAGTGGGGGTATCGATCAAGAAGCTTCAAAAGTTCAGTGTAGGGAAAAGAAGAACCATACATCTCATCAAAGACTACCGTCTCTTGGCCATCATATTCATCCCACCACTTGCCGTGAGGCTTCCAATACGCGTTTGGATACGCTTCATGGACTGCTCGTGTCTTACCGGTCCCACTGGGACCTATGTACAGGATAATCTCCATGGGCCAATTTCGCTTGACAGCTCTCAATCGTTTGTAAGAAACAATTGCCTTGGAGAACTTGAGAAACTCTCCAAAATGCTCATCAGAGATTTCGCGCAACGTAGCTCCGCTATCAATCGTTGCTTTAAGATTGACAAGGTCCTCACGAGCACCTTGGGCCTTGGCCTCGCCATATTCCCAAGGGCCTTCAACGCGAGAGTCCTCTTTGGAGCAGTACGCCTTGGCTTGCTTCGCGGTACCTCGTCTAGCTTCAAAGTGGCCATTTTCTAGACC